CTTTCTCCAACTCGCCTTTTACTTTTACCAATTCAGCTTTAGCTTCTTTCAAAGCAGCTTCATTTGATTTTGCTGGTGTCGCTTTAGCTTTTTCAGCTATACGTTTAGCTTTTGCCTCATCTTCAGCCTTGTACTTTTTAAGTACAGCATCAGAAGGCTTATCAGCTTCGATAAGCTCTCCAGTTCTAATTAGTTCTCTAACTAGTTCTGTAGCTTTTACTTCATAGGTTCTTTTGTCATCGATAACTGTACCTTGACTTCCGTCATAGTACACTTTACCTTTACCTTTAGTTTTTACAAACATTTATGCCCCTTTAGGTTATACCACAGCTATTATGCTGTGATATGTAAGATAAAGATAGAATCAGTGAATACTTTACTAATCTCATCAGAGATAGAGATTACAACACTATCAAATTGTTGAGTAATGATTTTTTCAGTTTCCTGAAGATCAGTACCAGCTTGAACAATTCTTTCAAGTGCGTAACGTTTATCCATAGTAAGGATATAGTCTTCTGGAAGTGTGTTATCTGTAAACGGCCAGATAGTTACGTTTTTCCAAACACCACGTGCAACTTGTAAATTCTGAGTTACAGGACCTTGCTCAAGAGAAGCCATAATAGCCACTGGATCGATATTTGGTTTGTCCATCATAATTACTTTGATTGCAGTGTTAATGTGCATGTAGTAAGTATCTGGTGCGTATGGTGCAAAAGATGCAGTCCATTTTAACCAAGCTTCATAAGTTAATGCTCCACCTGTAGCTGCTGCATCTAAAGAGTCAGACTCAACCGCAGTTGTACCATTATAAGCTGTGTCCATAGCTTTCTTAAATAAATCAATTCTTTGACTCATCATAATACGCTCGATCACTTTGTTAAGAATATCCATAGAAGCTTCTCTTTGGAACTCGTATGACATATCAATTTGAACACCACGTTTATAGAGTGATTTCGCAGTTTCTTGCCATCCGATTTTAACACGTGGGAACGTACCGAACTCAGTTGTTCTACCCATTGCATACTTAGCAGTATCAACTTGATCTTGTTGACCAGGAGTCTGATCGATCCAGAAGTCTTTATAAGTAGTACCTTGAATAACACGAGTTGAACCAATGATTTGATCCATATCATAATCAGTATTAGCTAAAAGTCCTTGACGTGCTACTTTATTGATATACTCTGGGAAAAGAATCGTTGACGCAGGATCACGTTGTAACGGTTGATTCTCAAAGTTATAATCTTTAGAAGCGTGTAAGAAACCATCAATAGTAGTTGCATAAAGTCCAGCTTGAACATCAGTTTTAGTGATAATACCAAAACGTTGTAGTTGGCGCTCATAAGCATCTAGCTTTTGACCAGGTTGTGTCGGGTTAATTCTTTCAAGTAATTGAGAGAACGATAACTTTTGCTCTGCAGCAAGTTTATACATATCAGCGTTAAGAATAACCTTATTTGGGTCTAATACTGTATCTTGTCCTAAATCGTATTTCATCTATGACTCCTTAGTTTAAAATGAATACAGTGATAGATTCACCAGCTGTACCACCTGATTGTGTTAATGCTACTGCATTTGTTGCAAATGAAACTGCACCTGTGTCTGGATTAGTTGCCGCAACAACTTTACCATTGTTAATAGTTACCGCTGTACCTGCATCAATTGCAGCGTCAGTTGTAAGAATATGAACACCTGAAAAATCTACTGATACGTAACCATCAGATTCAACCGCTCTTAAGATACCCCAAAAAGCATTTTCAGCTGCAGTTGTTGCAATAACTTCACCTGCTGCATTTAATGTAACTGGACCACCGATATCCGCAGCAACCATTGCTGTAGTTGAGTTGTTTGGAAGAGTAAGAACTCTTTTGAGTGTATACTGACCGTCAAGTCTTAATGTTGGATAAGCCATCTATTAGCTCCTTATACTTTAAATTTATCTTCTGGGATAACGTATGCTACTACTTCATCTTCAGGAGAATTTGATTGTTGGCCAGATGGCAACTCTTTAGCTTTTTCCATAAACTTAGTCATATCAGCGAACAATGCCTCAATGTCAGTTGGAGCCTCATAAGAAGCTTCGAATGGAGCTGCTAACGCTTTAACTTGCTCAGCCACTGTAGCAACAACTGCTGAATAAGCTTCCTTAGCGTCAGTAGCCTCTTTACTCGCTTCATCTGCCGCTGCTTTATATTCGTCTACTTTAAGAGCTTCTGCGCTGTTAGCGTTAAACTTCTCAAGAAGATCCATATACTTAGAGTTTACACTATCAAGCTTCTCAGCTTGTGCGCTAAACTTCTCTTGGAGTTCTTTTAATTCCATAGGGGTTCCTTCATCATTAAATGTTTCATTATTATCTTGTACAATTATTCCGCCAGTGGCAATCATTAGTTCGCCGTCAGAAAACGTATGTGACTTACAATAATCTTCTTTGCTACAATCTTCAGAATATGAATCTTGTATTTTTGCATCTGGAACAGCACCAGCGTATACTAATGAACCTTCAGAAGCTTTAATCGCATCAAGTTCCACATAAGCTGTCTCCCCTTCATATGTTCTCCCGGGGATATGAGGACAAGCTTCATAATCTTGAATATCGTTACCACAGATTGAACAATCATGGACGCCGGCTGTGAAACCGATTGATACACTGTCGAGTATGCCTGCTTCCACTCTTGAGTAGATGTCATCATGCTCTGGGATTTCTTTTGGTACGTAGAATTGTGCGATAACCTGGTCATTTTCATTCACCTTTGCTTGAAACCACATTCCTACCGGAAATTGGCCTGAGTCGTGGTTCATTAGTAGAGGCAAGCCATCACGGTTTATTTTACTACTTACATCGGCAAGTGCTCCAGCTTTAAAACGAGTATTTCTAGACGTAGGTTTACGGTCTATAAACACAGCTGGTTTAATGTAAGCACCTTTGGTTGGTGTCTTTGGCATCTTTTACTCCTTGTGTTAAGATGATGATTCGTTGCCGCGAGTATCTCCCGCACCATCACCACCAGTTATTGATCTTCCTAGTGGGTCGCCATTTGGAGATATATTCTCCGTATCAGTTGTCGGTCCACCGTTTAGGAAGTTAGTTCCTGCTAACTCTTCAGTTGGCAGATGTTCTATACCTAAAGCTAAAGCAGCCTCTGAGTCATCAATATGACCGAATGACTGAAGCTGAAGGATTCTATTTTGCTTAGCCAGTCTTTGAGGTTCTAACTCAAGATCTGGTCTAAGATTAATATGCTCATGTTGAACTTCAATGTAACCCCTCATACCTGCAAGCCTTGCAGTCATTGTAAACGCTTGGCTAAGTAGCTTCGCTGAACGTTGTTGCAAATATCTTGGTGTGTTGAGGAATACCATAGACTCTACAGATGCTATGTTCTGTGAGCCACCTTTACCCTTACCTAAAATAGAAGGTAACGACTTAAGAGCCGAAACCACTTGTGTGTCAAGTATTTCCATAATAGGTCTAAAATCCACAGACGCTGAATTTTTGTTCTCTAGAGTGTCAATCTCTAAAGAGTCAAAAATAACCACAGCGTCTTCTGGATTTATTCTGCCTAATTCCGTACCTATAGCTTCTTTTTGATCTGTCAGCCATTTAGATAACTTTTTATCATCCCCTTTTACCGAGATAGGAGCGTTCTTACGTAACACCTCCTCCAATACAGTTACCTTTAATCTTGGGTATCCTGTTCTCTTGATAACTCTTTGGATATCTGAGATAACTTGCTGCTTGAATACTATTGCTTGAATCGCTGGAAGTAATGGTGATTCTGATGTAGCTTCATCAGGATCTTTGTCCAATGTCTGAAAAAAGAATGTTGGGATGTCGAGGTTAATTTCACCTGAACCTCCTGGCTTCTTCTGGAAAGGTACGAATTGTCCCTTTTTCATTTTCCACTCAATTGTTGAATTCTTGACTAATACAAATTTAGTTGGAAACTTATATTGATTAAGTACTACCTCTAGGCCTAAACCACCATACAAAAATAGCTGTCTCATAATCATATCTGAAAGCTCTTCAGCTGACGGATCATTAGTGGAGATTAACCAGTTGGCTTTTAGTAAGTTTTTAAACTCTCTAGTTTTATCAGCGTCAAACTCACCTTTATCATCTCTAAATATTATAGATAATGGAGTAGAAGCAAACCTTAATGTTGCCCATATAGCATTTGCAGCGTCTGGGTCATATCGTGCTATCTGTTTGATAACATCTTCTTCTTGGCCTAAACCTCTTAAGTTACCTACGTCCTGATACATATTAAATGCAGTAGGCGAATAAACATCACCTTCTTGTATATCTGGATTAATAACTTTTGGAGCGCTAGGAACAGGCGCTTTTGATTTGCCAAAGATTGACGTAAAAATATTTGCCATAACTGTCCTTTATTGCATATGTGTTGAACCAATAGTAGGCATTGCTATATGGTCCGTACTGTCTCCAAAGATGGTCTGAGCAATCATAGCGTAACCTAGTGAGTGAAGAAGGTGATCGTCCTTAACCTTCACGTATCTAGCTTTATGCTCGTCCTCTGGATCTCTTTGCTTAACCATCCCTTGAAGATGTACTTTATAAGTCTTATGATCTATATTATTAGAAGCTATTAGCTTTGGTATTCCCAGTACTGTGTCAAAGAGTTGTGTTCTAGCCACAGTAACATCTAACTCGTTCCCTTTTATTACGTATAGGTCTTTTTGTGAGTCACTATAGTAACAAGTATACGCTTGACCTGGCATAAGAGCTATTATCTCTCGTGACAATAGTGTTTGAGGCAAGGCATCAACAACCATACCTGATATATGGTAGTTCCTAATACATTCCTTAACCCTTTGAACAATCATCTCTTGAGGAACTTCTTCAGCTATATAAACCAGGACTTCGTCATTTGGCAGACGCTGAGCAACAGTTAACCAACATTGCTTACCGAAGTCAACACCAATAAATAGGCCATAGGCATGATTTGGATTAAGAGTTTCCTCATCATGATACTTAGCAAGATCAAATATCATGTTACTGTCAATGTAGTCTTCACCTAAGGCGAAGTTTACGAAGTCGGCAAAATGCGTATATGTATTCATCATCTTCAAGAGATTGTACGGATCTTGGAAAGGCGTATTAAATGGCGATACTTGATAACCAGCGATCGCTCTACCTTCGAACTTTGTTATCCATTCGCGTTTAGTATAATCATGGTAGCTAACTGGTTTACGGCAGTGGCTACAGAGAGTCAATACCTCTGTCGGCTGGATATAAGCAAGGTCATCATGAGTAAGCGTCTTTAGTTCTTTATCAGAA